CTAAAGGATCTTTGGTTGTATTTCCTTCGTTTGTGTGGCATAGAGTATGTCCAGTTAAAAGTGGAGAAAGAAACAGTTTGGTAATATGGAACTTAGGATATCCATTTAAATAAAGGAGAAATATGAAAAAGAAAAAAGCTAAAGTTAGAAAACAAAAAACAAGAAAAAAATTAGAAGAGATGTCATGTGGTAGTGCAGATGGATATCCCAAACAATTACATTTAGAAGAATTTTTTAAATGTCCTATATGGTTTGCAAATGAACCAAAATTTGTAGATAGTTTAAACAAAGCATCGGACAAATATATTGAAGTATCAAAGAAAAATTTAAAACCAGCTATTGATAAACGTAATAAAAAGCTTGGTGACAAAGGTGATATGGGTCATGTATTTCATTCAACAACATTAATTGGTGATCCTAACTTTAAACAATTACAAGATTATATAGGTGCAACATCTCATAATTTATTAGGTGAGATGGGTTTTGACATGTCTGGTCATCAGTTATTTACTACAGAAATGTGGGTACAAGAATTTGCTAAAAAAGGAGGTGGACACCATACTTTACATACTCATTGGAATGGTCACATCTCTGGTTTTTATTTTTTAAAAGCAGATGAGTCTACATCTTTACCTATGTTTGAAGATCCAAGACCAG